ACACACTTTGACTATCAGTTCAATAATGATAAATTCATATATCCTCTTCTTAGCATGGGGGAAGGAATTAGCCCAAAATCACAGGTAACTGAAGCTGAATTTGTTCCATGCTTATATGTAAAGAATGTGTGGGATAAAATATTTCAATCATCAGGATATACGGTAGACTCAACATTTTGCGACAGCCCATTTTTTAAATCACTAGTTATACCCTTGAATTTCGAGAGAAATGGAGAGCAAGTAAACGAAAGGTATGGAAAGATTAAAAGAGCAACCGATGAAGAGGTCTTGGATGGTTTTTATCATAACGGAAACAGAACTTTTAATAGAGCGATAGGCAACCCAACCATAAATCAAAACCTTCAAGGTTCTTCTGCTCCGTATGTTTATTTTGCTTTTAGAGGTGATGATACACAGGACAGCTTTAACGGTGGAGATACATCCGCATCGACAGGCAATGTTCAAGGAGGAACTGCGTTTGACACCTCACTACTCGTTAAAAATTTTAATGGGAACATGAGTTTAAATTGGGATATTACTATTAACGCTTTTAATCCTACTGCATTTAGTGTTGGTGGTGAGCCTACCCTAGATTTTAGATTAAAGTTTTTTATTGTTAGAATAAGCGATGATGATGATTTAGCAAACCTTACTGATGCTGCTGATGGACAAGGAACTGTTTTAGAGCAGGTTGCAACACAGGTCGAATATGATGTTGAATTTTCTGAAGGAGCTGCTAACTCAAACAATATTGACTTACCATTTAGTGGTTCTGTAGACATAAGTAATGATCCTGTGGGAACAAAATATATGTTGTTTTGTAGATTCCGAATGCATGATTATGCAGGGACTTCAGTTGCAGGTATTGGAGATGATGCAGGTAGCGTTTCTCTTGTTTATAATACAGGTAGTAAGTTTGAAATTCAAGGAGGAACTACATTTAATGTTGGTGAGTCAATAGATCAACCTGAATATCTACTACCAAAAGGAAGTCAATCAGATTTTCTAATGGGTATTGCACAAATGTTTAACTTACAATTCTCTACCGATGCTGCCGCAAAAGTTGTAAAAATAGAGCCATACGATCACTTTTATGACTCTACATCAAGTGCATACGATTGGTCTGATAAAATAGATTACTCTAAGGGTATAGAGGAAGAGTTTATATACGATGTAAAGTCCAAGTTAGTTTTTAAGTACAAGGATGCCTCTAACGATGCTTTCCTAGATAGGTACGACAAGAAGAATGATGTATTGTGGGGTTCTTACAAAGAGATAGACGAAACTCAGTCATTTTTTGACGGAGAATACAAAGTAGAGAACAAATTCTTTTCACCTACATTTAATTGGACTGAAATTGACTATATTGATAAAAGTGCCTCAGGCACTAGCTTTACAAACAACAAAGCACCCTGCATACCCATTTATCACAAGGAGTTTTCTAAATTAGGAACACCTGATGAAAGAGCTGATAAGAGTTTTGATATTGGAGCAAGGATATTACTACTAGCACCTAGCTCTAATATGTTATCTACAGATAGTGGATACACAACAAGGTATTCTTACGCACCACTACCTGATCAAGATTTATCAGCTACTAGCCTATCCAACACAACTTTTGCAAGAGCCAACTTCATAAACATGGATAATCTTCGTACATCAGGAGTAAGAGGTGTTTTAAGTAATGGATATGAAGATGTGGACTTAAATCTTTCTTACTCCAACATTACATTTAATAGCACAGAGAATAGTGGAGGTGAGATAACAATGCATGGATTGTATCACTACTATTACAACAAGATGGTAAGACAGCTAAAAGAAAGACCTAGATTAAAGATAATGTATGTAAATCTTTCGCTTTCAGATATAAGCTCTTTAGATTTAAGAAAACTTGTATTTATAGATGGAGCGTATTACAGAATAAACAAAGTGATTGATTATCAACCACATAAGAATGTGTCAACCAAAATTGAACTTGCTGAGTATTTTGAATTAGGAAGAGATACTTCTCAATTAGGACAAACACCTAGCTTAGAAAACATAAGATTATAATGAGGAATATACAAACAGAAATTAGAGATTTAACAAAAAGCCAAACTAAAAATCTTGGCTTTCCTCTTTACTGTACTGTGAACGGTGTTCTTACCCCTGTGCTTTATACTGAAAAGGATCTTGATGGTAATGATTACCATAAATCTGTTTTCCTAACAAACGCAAAGAAAACAATATCAAGACAATCTCTAAAGCAAGGATCACTAGACACAAGTCCAATAAGGGAAACAGTAACAACAACAACGGTAAAACCTCAGGGGACTACCACCACCACAACTGATGTTAAAATATCACTTGTCGTTTCATTCAACTACGATTTTGGAGTTCAGCAGACAAGCGGTAATGTTACACTTTGGAATAGTGCTGTAGGTGGGTACGCTCTAACACAGTCAACATCAGCAAATCAGCCTGTTCTTGGTGAAAGGGGTGAAGGAGAGCCTTTATTTTCTCCAATAAACTTCGCATACAGCGATGATGCCTCCACCAATGATTACATGACATTAAATAACCCAATCACATTACAAGGCGATTTTACAATGTTTTTCCTTTTTAAGGCAGGAAGCGAGAAATATCTAAGATTGCTTGGCAACTCGTCAGATGCAACAACATTTGTTTCAGGAGCAGAGAGTTTTGGAAAGGGTTATGTATTTAGTGTTGCAGGTAATTCCGTAGAGCAGACAAAAGCAAACTTTGCGCCTACCAAAGAATACACGCAGCTTACGGTGCAAAGGAACGGTAGTAGGCTGATAATCAGGGAGGATGGTATAGAGGTTTTGAGTGATGAAATAGCAACTACCGACTTTACATTTAATCAGGTTGGTGCATTAGGGGGATCGTATAACTTTACGATTGATGCTAAAATATATCACATATCTGTTTATAACGGATATATACAGAGGGATCTTGAAAGGCTTGAATCAGAGATAGTTAAAAGAGCAGCAAAAGCAATCCAATAATGAGTAAGGTTAAAAAGACATTAAATGAAGTTGGCAAGTTGCTTAAAAATGCTCTTGCAAAGGAATTAGAGAGTCAGGGACACAGAGCATCTTCTAGTGGTAGTATTATTGATGGCTTTAAGCATAAGGCTACAGATAGCTCTGTTACAATAACTACAGATAAGGAATACGCTAACATCTTAGAAACAGGAATCCCTAAAGGCAGTAAGGCAGACAAGGAAAGAATAAAAGAATGGGTAAGAAAGAAGGGGTTTGCTACCAATGAAACAGAGGTCAATCAGATAGCATACCTTGTAGCAAGAAAGATGAAGCTAGAAGGTGTTCCAACAAAAAATGCTATGACTAAATCTAAAAACGGAAGAAGAATAGGATTTATAGATCAGGTTCTAAAAGAAAACGAAGATAAGATAACTAAGATGATTATGGATGCTTTTGCATTTGACATAGAGGTTATGTTTAACAAATTACCAAGCGAAGTATAATGGCAGAAAAAAAACAAGTATTAAGGATTGATGTTAAAGGCACTCCTGAATTAGTTCGGTTAAGAACTGAAATAGTTAAATACGAAAAATCTTTAAAGAAGTTAAAGGCAGAAACAAAAGACACAAGGGCTACCGAAGGTCAAATTAAAGGATTATCAGCTCTTGAAACTAAGTTAAAAAGCACAAGAAAACAGTATAGAGATGTTCAGAAATCCCTAACAGAGGTTAACGCTACAACAAAAAAAGGGATTGGATTCGTTGGCAAGATGGCAGGTGCTTTTGCTGCTGCAAACATAGCAACAGCAGCTTTCACAGCAGCCTCAAGAGCATTAAAGAACGCTATAAAAGATGGTATTGTAACATTTAAGGACTTTGAGTTTCAAATGGCTAAGGTAAAAGCCATTAGTGGAGCAAGTGATAAAGAATTTAAGAAACTGCAAGATTCCGCACAAGAGCTTGGTAGAACAACCTTCTTTACAGCATCACAAGTAGGAGAGCTTCAGCTTAACTTATCTAAACTTGGTTTTAGACCTGAAGAGATACTTCAATCACAAGAAGCTATTCTGCAACTATCAACAGCTATGGGTGAGGATCTTGGTAGAACAGCAACAGTTGTAGCTGCTACCCTTAGAGGTTTTGGAGAAAGCACAGAAGAAACTGCTAGATTTGCTGACGGAATGGCTGCTGCGTTCTCTAACTCAGCCTTAGATATTGAGAAGTTTCAAACATCTATGTCTAAGGTTTCTGCTATTGCTGCTATGGCAGGGTTCTCTTTTGAAGAAACAACAGGTCTGTTAGCGTTACTTACCAATAGTGGTATGGAGGCATCTATCGCAGGTACTTCTCTTCGTAACATATTGTTACACCTACAAGATCCTACATCAGACCTTTCAGAAAGATTAGGAAGAACAGTACACTCAGGAGAAGATCTTATTATAGCCTTAAAAGAACTTAGTGATTCAGGTATTGATGTTGCAGGTGTAATGGAGATTGTTGATAGAAGGCAGGTTCAAGCCATGAACTCATTTATAGCAGGAGCAGATACACTTACTGAGTTTAATAAAATACTTAACTCTTCTTCAGGAGCAGCCGAAGATATGGCTGATATAATGGAGGACACTCTTGGTGGTGCTTTACTAAAATTAAAGTCAGCATACGAAGGGCTTCAACTTACACTCTTGGAGGGGAATGGCATAATGAAAGAATTTGTTGAAGGGACAGCAGATTATTTCAATAATTTAGCAGATAAATTCGCATCAGCAGATACTAGAGCGCAAAGATTTGTCAACACAACAATAAAAGATTTAAAGAAAGAGTTTGGGGAGCTTTCTAAATCTGAAGAGGATTTTGATGGCACTTTATCAGGAATGATGGCTCATAGAAGAGGTAGGATGGAGCAAAGACTCGAGGACACTAAAGAAGATTTAAGGTTATTCCTTGAGGAAAATAGTACATATGCTATTGCTAGAGATAAAGATTTAATTGCGCAGCAGAAAGCCTATGAAAAAGAGATAGAAACCAAAGAGTTGGCTGTGGCGAAGATGGCAGAGGCTATAAGCACACAAATAGCTAAAGAGAAAGAGGCTGCCGATAAATTTGAAGAAAATGAGAAGAAAAGGTTAGCTGCATTAGCAGCAGAGGCGGAGGCTAACGCATCACTTATTAAGATACAAGAAGATAAGTTAGAACAAGCTAAAAATTTACCTGAAACTACGGAAGCTGAGATTACCTCTAAGAATATACTAATAGAATCTATAGAGAGAGAAATAAAA